ATGCCAGCTGAAACATCAGCACAAATTTCAAATGCTACAAACGGCATTGAACCACCTCGCAGTCTTGTAAGTGTCAAACAAAGTAAACATGGTGTACTAAAACAAGTAGTACCAAGTATACATAAGCTAAAGAACAAGTATGAATTACTATGGGATCAAAGATCACCTGAAGGATATTTACAAATTATGGCAGTATTACAAAAGTATATTGACCAAGGTATTAGTGTTAACACCAGTTACAACCCTGTATTTTATGAAGATGAAAAAATTAGCATGAGTGAAATGTTGAGACATTTAATGATCTTCTACAAGTATGGAGGAAAACAGTTGTATTATTTCAACACCTATGATGGACAAGGTGAATTAGACATTGACAAATTAAATGAATCAAGTAATATAACTATACCCGAAGATGACTATCAAGATGAAGACTGCGAAAGCTGTGTAATATAAGAAAGAGAAAAAATGAGTGTATTAAATGCAAATCAAAGGAACAAGCACCTCGAAAGTTTAATGTTCCTAGATCCAAATGGCGGCGTTGATATTCAACGCTATGATACTTTGAAATATCGTCAGTTTGATAAACTGACAGACAAACAGTTGGGTTTCTTTTGGAGGCCCGAAGAAGTAGATGTGTTGCGTGATGCAAAAGACTTTAAAGAGTTAACAGATCACGAACAACATATCTTTACCAGTAACTTGAAGAGACAGATACTACTGGATAGTGTGCAAGGTAGAGCCCCAGCCGACAGTTTTAATCCACTTGTAAGTTTACCCGAACTAGAGAATTGGGTAACAACTTGGACATTTAATGAAACTATCCACAGTCGTAGTTACACACATATTATTCGTAATGTGTATTCAAATCCTAGTATTATCTTTGATGGTATGATGGATATCAGTGAGATTACAGATTGTGCAAGCGATATTAGCAAGCACTATGATGACCTCATTGAAATGGGCATGTGGTACAATCTACTAGGTGAAGGCAAGCATACAGTTAACGGTAAGAAGATCGTTGTAGACAAGTATGAGCTTAAAAAACTATTGTGGAAAGCTATGATGAGTGTAAACATTCTAGAAGGTGTTCGCTTCTACGTAAGTTTTGCATGTAGCTGGGCATTTGCTGAACTTAAAAAGATGGAAGGCAATGCTAAGATTATTAAATTAATCTGTCGTGATGAGAATGTACACTTAGGTAGTACACAAACATTGCTAAAGCTAATGCCCAAAGACGATCCAGACTTTGCTAAAATACAAGAAGAAACCAAAGACGAAATGGTACAACTGTTTGTTGATGCAGTGGACCAAGAAAAGGCTTGGGCAGATTACTTGTTTAAAGATGGATCAATGATCGGACTTAATGCAAAACTATTAGGTGACTATGTAGAATGGACTGCTAACAAACGTATGACGGCAGTAGGACTTGAAAGCCCATACAAAGGTGTAGCCAATCCGTTACCGTGGACACAAAAATGGATTGCAGGTGCAGAAGTACAAGTAGCACCACAAGAAACTGAGATCAGTAGTTATGTTATTGGCGGAACTAAGCAAGACGTTAACGGAAGCACGTTCCAAGGAATGAAACTGTGATCACAGTATACAGTAAGCCATTGTGTCATTATTGCACAATGGCTAAACAGTACTTAGATAAACACGGATTCGAATACGAAGAAATTAGAGTGGATACCAATCCTGAAGCTAGAGAGTTTTTGATAAACGAAGGGCATAGAACTATGCCTCAACTTTATCATAAAGGAAAATTACTAGTTGAAGGTGGAGGGCAAGCACTCGTTCGTTTAGATCCAAAATATGTAAAAGAACTCATAGGAGAAGTTGATGTTGGTAATATCCAGTTATAAAAAAGGCGAAACAATCTGCGTTAAAGTAAGCACAGGTGAAGAAATTGTGGGTAGATTTGATTCACAAGATGGTGATATACAAGTTGTAAAACCTTGTGTAATTACTCTTAATCCACAAAATGGACAAGCAATGCTTATTCCGTGGTTAATGAGCATTGATACAAGTAGCAGTGATCCTGTTAAAATTAGTAAAGAACACATAATTACTACAAATAAACCAAACAAAAGTTTATCAGATGCGTACATACAAAGTACAACAGGCATTGCACCAGCTTCGAGTAATACTAATTTCAAACTATAAATAGTTGTATGACAGCTTTTGTACACAGACAAGGCGACAGCCGTAGTTGCGGTGCTACAACCAATACACGTATAACAAATGTTAGAGTAAACAACATGTTTATTAGTGTAGACGGTGATACTAATACTCACGGAGGTGGTGAATTAATTGCTAGTGAAACAGTTGGTAAAGTAAGAGCCGGAGGTATTCCTGTAATACTCAACGGAAATAATGCAAACGGAGACTCTTTGTGTCCAATACCTGGCGGAGCTCACTGTAATCCTAGAGCTAGTACTGCAAGTCCTAATGTCAGAGCAGGTGGAGGTTCAACTGTACAATGAGTTTTAAAGATTTCCCACAAGGTCTAAATGATTTAAACGAATATTTAGATGCTAGACATCACATAAGTGGCACTACTGGTAGTGGCACAGATAGTTTAAAAATAGTAGCCAGTGCAGAATATAGTTTTACTCTCAGAGAGTTACTTTGTGGATTGCTCAGTGGCGGCGGATTAAAACTTCCTAACATTCAAATATGTATGCATGCTAATATCGCTGAACTTTTAAAAATACCAAATCTACAAGGTGAACTTAGAGATGCGTTAACTGAACTTAATCAAGGTATGGAAAAATTAATGGACCATACAAAGCTAGATGAAGTATTAGGAAGATTAAATGGTGTACTAGCAGAAGCACAAAACGTTGCAAATCTAATTAATTTTTGTGCAACTCCTGTAGATCCAATTGCAATTCCGAATATGTTAGAACGTGCAATGGGTAGTTTTTTAGGAGCAGGTAAACAACTAATAGATGATATAGGAAGTATTGCTCCTGGACAAACTTGTGCATGTGTAAGTGTAAGTGGCGGATTTAATGCCGGTGTATTCAACGGCGGAATTTTAGGAACTATTGCAAGCAATATTAGTGCAGTTAATGCAGGTTCACTTGGACAAAGTGTAATCGATAGTATTAAAAATGATATTAGTAGTGTTACATCTAACATCACTAATATGATAAATTTTGAAAATAACATCACTGGTAGCTTTATATCAGGAGGCAGTCAATTTGCTAATCCTGATGACGGATGTAATACACAAGTAGGCGTACTACACAATCCAAGCAGTGGTGGCATTGCTGGTAATGCTAGAATGATGAGTCAACTCAAAGGACTCTATGATAGATTAGGTGCATATCCTGTACAGTATAGTTTAGGACACAGTAGCGGAACGCAGTTTGATTCAAATGGCAACCGAATATTCCAAGGTGAAGTGGTTGAATATCCTAATATATTTCATTTGTTACTAGAACAAAGTTTACTAGACATTATTCAAAAAGACGATAATCCAACTCCTGACGTGAGTAATCAAACACCTGTAGTTGATTACTGTGGAAGTATAATAGGTTATACTACAAATTTTGAACAGAGAGAAACACAAAATAGTGAAGGATCAACTCCTACTACTCCGAATAGTCCAGGATATAAAGCAGGCGGTTTGGTTACTGATGTTAGTAATATTGCTGGCTCTAGTGCTTCTAGTGGAGGTACTACTGTAGTTAACAACTTTAATAATACCGGAAGTACACTATTTGTTGTTAGCAGTGAATCGTCAATGCTATCTCTAAATGCAAATACCAATGATATTGTTGTTAGATCAGATATACTTACTATTTTTACTAGAAAAGATACAAATCAGTTTAGCACAGGAACACTAAATGACTTTCAACAAGCTACTAGTACACTAGCAACTTTCTTAACAAATCTTAATGCTGAAACAGGCAGTGGACTTGTAATCAAAGACAGTGGTGTTAGTAGGGCAAGAAAAGTTGTTGGAGGAACAGGTCAGATCTCAGTAACAAACGGAGATGGTGTTGGTGGTGACATACAAATTGACCTAGCGGCAAATCCAAGATTTCCAGGCACTTCAGCTATAAAAATACCAGCAGGAAGTACTGCACAAAGACCAAATACAGAAGTTGGTGAAATTAGATATAACACAGATACACATGCAATTGAAGGTTACTTCGGAGATACCAACAGTTGGAAAAGTATTAGTGATGACCCGAATACTGGCACTGTAAACAGTTCTGTAAACTTAGGTAGTGGACAACAAGTATTCAAACAACTCAATGGTACACAGTTAGAATTTAGAACATTAACACAAACCGGAGGCATTACACTTACTACAAGTGGTACAGAAATACAAATTAGTGACAGTATTACAAATAGTAATGTAGGTGCTGGTAGCCAAGTATTCAAACAACGTACAACAAACAATTTTCAATTTAGAACATTAACCAGCACAGATAATAGTGTAACAGTTACACAAGGAACTGATACAATAGATTTAAGCGGAGATCCTGATGTACTAAAAAGTAATAATGCACAAACAACAGATGCTACGGCAACTGCATTACAATTTAACGGTGCTTATCCTCAACCAGGCACAGGTAAAACATGGTTCTTTAATTTAAATGCAATAGGTGTAGCTACAACTGGTGAAAAACAAGCATTTAAAATCGAAGGTGTTGTTACTGATAGTAGCGGTACAAAAAGCCTAGTTGGAACAAATCATAAAGTAGATTATCAACGAACAGGCACTGCGGATCTAGCTCAAACACCATGGGATCCTATGACTAGTTACAATGCAAGTGATGTAGTTGAATATGACCTTAATACATATACTGCCAACAATACAATTAGTGCAAGTGGAACCAATTTAGATCCAGCACAAGACTCGACCAATTGGACAGTAACATACTCAGGCTGGAATGTAAGTGCTGATGTTATCGGTGGTAACTTTAGGGTCAGAGTTAAAGGTTCAGCAGGTAAAACTGTTAACTGGAAAGTAAGATTTACCAAAACTGAAGTATAAATACTAAGTCAGCAAAAAAATGTAATTTTTTTCTTGACATTCGAGTCATCTTGCCATAAACTCTTACTATAGTAAGAATGAATGGAGAGATGTCATGGCGCATCAAAGTACTAAACATAGGCAATAGAAAGGCAAAACAATGAGGTCAAAAGACACTGGCAATGGTAGAAGAATATTAGCAAAGGTAGAAGTTCCGCTTAGTGTGGATGATATTGCAACATATGCATTAAGATATCTTCACGAAACTGGCGATGATGATCCTAAAGATACCCTTATAAATGCCAACAAAAGACAAATATTCAATATGGCTAAAAATGCAATATATCGTTGGGGAACTGAAGAGCCTAAGGAATATGTTGCTGAGCATATGAATGGACATTTACAACCAATTCAAGTATTAGTAAAGCACAAGTTTCCGGAGTGTGATTAATGGAAAATGTAATCGACTTTGCACTGGAGCGAGCAAAACGTAAAAGTGGCATAAAAGACACCGTTTTACTTAAAAATATAATCAATGAAGGTTACGATCCTTGTGATGATATAGACATAGCAAACTACTTTGAATGGCAAAAGTTTCAAGATATTATTATAGATGATAAAGATATATCTCATAATTGGACAGACGAAGCAATAGAACGTTTGTGGAATGATATTAAAAACTTTGATGAGAACCAAACAGTTACAATTGAACTAGACAGTATGACCGATATCTTAGATTTTTCTACAAAACCTGAATAAAAAGGTTGACAGTAAGACTTCTTGGTGTTATAGTGTATGTATAAGTTAACAAAGGAGCTCACAATGGGTTTAGAAACACAATCAATTATTGCTATAGAAAAACAGTTTGCAGAATTAGGTGCATCTGCCCCAAACATGCATTGGGAGCATGGAACACTTTGGATTGATACAAACGACAAAGCTAACCTAAATGTTATTAAAGATGCAATGCTAGAAGATGTTTTATCAGATGGCTATGAAGTTGATTTTAACTTATTGAAAGCTACAAAGACTGAGCCCTGGGATCAATGGGCTATGGATATAGTAGAAAAAGGTTGACAGTAAGACATCTTGAATGTATACTATAAGCAGTTAATAAGGAGATAAGAATGAAAGTTTCAGTTATACACGCCGCATTTGGAGACACACCACATGTAGTTGCATTTGTTGATGTTCCAGATGGTACAGATGATACAAAAGCAATGGACTATGCATATCGTTGGACAAACAATGTTATGGGCAGTTGGAGTCGCAAAGAAAAGTTTTTTGAAGATGGTTCAGAAAACGGTGATTATAACGAAAACGTTACTGTAATGTCTCCGTTAAATGAAGGCGGAATGGGACTACGTTCAACTTCAATGGGTGACCAAATGTTGGTTGGTACTAAAAAATATGAAGTTGCAATGTTTGGTTTTGAGGAGATTGCTTAATGTTTGATGTGTTTCTTGTAAATTTTGGATACACTCATAGTAGTCATAAAACACTGGCGGCGGCTGTAAAAGCCGCTAAAAAGACAGGCTTTCAGTGTTCAATTTTCAACAGTAAAAATCCATTTGATTTGGTTCAATGGGTATCACCAGTAGGAGGCGGACGTTAATGCAAGTTAATTTTGATTTAGAAGACATTGCCAAAGTACAACATGCAAAATCTTTTACTGAAGCAAAAAGTAACTTTATAAAAGTCTTAGAACGTTCCACAGTAGGAAAAAGCAAACGTCCTATTAGTCCAAATAAAATTTGTTACTATAAGAAAAGAATTACAGAGCTTGGCTCAAAATTAGAACTAGTGAGCTTGTTCTGGAATATGTACATGGCAGGTGAAGGGTTAGGAGTTCCTAATAGTTCATACCAGAAAAACTTTAACAGTTGGAGTCGATAATGAACGATTTAATCCAAGATATCGAAACACTCGAAAGTGCAATCATTAACTTGACAGAAGGTGCAAGTGATGAGAAGCGAATGGCAGTTTATTCGCTAGAGCATATGATTGCTCAAAAGAAGGCAATCGTAGAACAGTTTGAAGCAGAAAATGCTCCGGACTATCAATTTACTCTTGACATATAGTAGCTGAAGTATTATATTATATACAAAGGATAGGTATATTATGGCTACATACGAAGTTGAATCAGTTTTTTACAACAATTATGGTGGTGTAAAAAATAAAAGTTGTGATCTCTTTGGAGATAGAAACAAAGCTGTCAGACACATGAAACAATTAACAAAAAATAAACATGGTCTGAAGCAACGAGGAAACGTTAGAGATGGTTCAGTCGATTTTGTCGACGACACAGGTAAAGTAAGAGAGCGAATCATTTTTGGCGAATTGTAAATAATAACAAGTGAGGCAGAGTAATGGTTAACTATTTTTCGTCAGCGACATCTTTTATTTTAAATGGAACTGTTGTCG